AGAAATATTATATCAAGCGCGGCTGGATGGAGCCGCCAAAGGAGAAAGCGATATGCACAGAATAAAGATGTGATCAATGCGAGAAAACGAGAATTATACGCAAGTAAAAAAGCGGAAAAACTTGAAAAATTGAGGCGGTCTGATATACTGATATCAGGAGCGAGAATCACAGATCTGAATAGTGCAGAAGCTGATGAATTTGCGGAGATGTACTATGAAGAGATTAGACATTTTTCAACTGATTCAAAGAAAATAGCAGATAATCTCGGTAAGGAAGAATCTGACATAAGAAAAATTAAGGCATATTTATTTGAAGATGATTCTTTGATAGATTCGGATACGGGAGAAAGCAGGCAGTTTGATCCAGATTGCGCGATTGCACAGAGCTGGCAACGCTTGATGAATGGAAAAGACATTAAACTTCATGACAAAACTTTGATAGAGCATGAGTTGTTGGAAATGAAAATTAAGCAAGAAAATCCGGGCATAGATCATGTAAAAGCACATGAATTGGCATCGGAAAAATATAATTATCCAAAGGAGGCGCTGGAATATTATGGTAATCTTAAAAAACATAAAAAAAGTCAGTGATAGTATTTCGGCAAATTACTATCCAGAAGGAAAAGAGCCGGCAGGTTTTATGAAAATACGAATTCCGGATGGAGAGATTGTAGAGCATGAAAATACAAGCATGTTTGCAGCACCACACGTGAGGCGAGAATTGAAAAGGATTGCAAAGATGGATAATCCACCAAAAGAAAAAACGGTAATATGGTATTAAAAGCCACTGATCGGAAACGGTTGGTGGTATTTTTATACTCATTTTTAAGAAAGGAAGAAAGAACATGAGATTTGACGAGGCATTTAAAAGAATGAAGCAGGGTAGCAAAGTGAAAATTCCATCTTGGGGCGGTTATTGGTTTTGGTCAAAAGAGAAACAGACTATTATCATGCACACAAAAGATGGCGAAGAGTTGGATATCAGAGAGACAAAGATTCCAGATTATACATTTGGAAATATCTGTTCTGATGAATGGGTACTGGCAGACGGAGAAAATTGTCCGGAACTGGGCGGAGAAGCTCTGTTTTCATTTGGAGAAGCAATTAAATATCTGAAACGTGGAATGAAAGTGGCACGTAAAGGCTGGAATGGAAAGGGACAGTACATCCAGCTTGCAACCGGAATTTCATATAAAACAGAAGATGGGGATATTGTAAATTGTGAGCATGATGCCATCGGAAACATGGCTATTGCATTCTGCGGAACATCTGGTGTTCAGATGGGATGGTTAGCGTCTCAGGCTGATATGCTGTCAGAGGATTGGAAATTTGCAGAATAGGAAAGGCGGTGATCCAGATATCTCCCTTTAAGGCGCAGGGTTACGCGTCTTATTTTTATGGCAACACGTGCCTTAAACGTGGCAACTAAAAACACTCAAATCAGGAGGGAAACAAGATGGCAGATGACAAAACATTCACTCAGGCAGAAATGGATTCAATCATAGAGGGACGCCTTGCGAGAGAAAGACAGAAATATGCAGATTATGATGACCTGAAAGAAAAGGCAAGTAAGTACGATGAGTACCAGGCGCAGAATAAAACGGAACTTCAGAAGGAAAAAGAAAAGTCCGATGCTCTTCAGGCAAAATTAAGCGCACTTGAAAAGAAAGACACTGTAAGACAGGTAAGAGAAAAAACAGCAAAAGACACTGGTGTACCGGTAGAATTACTGACAGGGGAAGATGAGGAAACCTGTAAAAAACAGGCAGAAGCGATTATGAAATTTGCGAAGCCAAAGAGTTATCCGGGAACTAAGGGAAACAGGAAAAAGACAACAGAGTATAACACAACGGATGATGCAATGAGAGAATTTGCACATCAAAATTTTGGTAAAGGAGAATAAAGAATATGGCAGCACTTATTAGCTCAGATTTTGAAATTCCGGCAGAGATTTCGCAGGGGATTTTTGAAAAAGCACAGAAAGGATCTACTCTGGCGCAGTTATCCGGAGCAAGACCGCAGAAATTTGGAAAGCAGCAGGTGTGGGTACTTACATCGCCACCGAAAGCAGAACTCGTAGGAGAGGCAGGGCAGAAATCGCCAACACCAACTGCATATGCTCATAAAGCAGTAAATCCGTTCAAACTGCAGGTTACCATGAGATTTTCGCAGGAAGTACAGTGGGCAGACGAAGATGTACAGATCGGCGTACTGCAGGATCTGGCGTCAAATGCGTCAATCGCACTGGGAAGAGCATTGGATCTTGTTGGAATTCACAAAATCAATCCGCTTACAGGAACGGTATCAAGCCTTGTAAAAGAAGGGCTGGTTGACACGAAACAGAGTGTGCAGCTTGCAGGCACAAAGTATGATGAAGCAATCGAGGCGGCAGCAGGAATGATCATCTCGTCTGGCTATGTACCGAGTGGTATTGCAATGGATCCAACACTTTCCTTTAGTCTTTCCACTATGAGGGATGCGGATGGAAGAAAGATTTATCCGGAAATTGGATTCGGACAGAATCTTACAAATTTTTCCGGAATGACTGCGGCAGTATCTGATACAGTTTCAGCAAAAAATGAAATCACACCAGATACGAAGTTACTTGGAATCGTAGGACAGTTTGATGCGTTTAGATGGGGAGTACAGAGATCCATTGGCGCTCACTTGATCGAATACGGTGATCCGGATGGACTTGGAGACCTGCAGAGACAGAACCAGATTGCAATCCGTGCAGAAATTGTATACGGAATTGGAATCATGGATCAGGCAGCATTTACAAAGATCGTGAAGGCGGAAGAGTAATATGAAATATTTATACAAACAAACTGGAATTGTAGTGGAGTCTGACGATGTGTTAGACTCCACAATGTTTAAGCCGATTATTGAAGAAAAAACCGAGGATTTGATCGAGGATAGCGAAACAGAAACAGGAGTTGCAGAAGCTGAAAACACAGAAGAACCTGTGGAAGAACTCAAAGAACCGACAGAAGACTCAGAGATTCCAGATATAGAAGAACCAGTCGAAGCAAAGAAAGAGGCATCAGCTAAGAACACCAGAAAGAGAACACAAACAGCGAAAAAGTAGGTGATACAATGGCATACGTATCAATTGAGGATGTTTGGAAACGAAAAGGAACAGATATTTCGGATACAGATTATGTAACGGCACTCTTGGAGGATGCAGCGATCATCATTGATGCATATAACCGCAATGCTACAGACGAGGCAAAGAAATTAGTGTCATGTAATATGGTTATCCGGACACTCGGAAGCAGAGAGGAAGGTGTACCTATTGGAACGACACAGACAACTACGACAGCAATGGTATATTCGCAGACCTGGACAAATGCAAATGGAAGCGGCGAATTGTATCTGACTAAATTGGATAAGAAAATCCTTGGTGTCGGGAATCGAATTGGCTATTTTAATCCATATTCGGATTTGATGCAGGAGGAAGAGGCTAATGATTAAAGGAATACCGGTGAAGCTCTACGAACGAACCGCAAGTGGGACAGATACATTCGGACATCCGATATATACAGAGACACCTGTGACCGTGGAAGACGTGTTGGTTGCTCCGGCATCGACAACAGAAGTGCTGGATATGCTTAATATTACTGGAAAAAAAGCAGTCTACAATATCGCAATTCCAAAAGGAGATACGCACGACTGGCAAGACTGTAGAGTGGATTTTTTTGGCACATCATGGCGAGTAATTGGATTCCCACAGCAAGGAATTGAAGAAAATATTCCAGGAAGATGGAATCAGAGATGGATGGTGGAGCGTTATGGCTAAAACGAAAGTTGAGTTAAATCGATCCGGTGTAAGAGAGTTGATGAAATCAGCAGAGATGCAGGCAATTTTGCTGGAACAGGCAAATCAAATATCATCAGATGCAGAGAAAGAGTCGTATGTGGCGCAAACGAGAGCGATTGTAAAAATAAATGGAGACGACGGCAACAATAGCTTGCTGAAAGCAATGGGTAGAAAAAATGATCGAGGAAAAAGTTAGAGAATATCTGGAAGACAAGCTTGATATTCCGGTAAGGATGGAAGAAGAACCGGGACTTCCGGAGGAATATGTACTGATTGAAAAGACTGGATCTGGCGAAGAAAATCATATTGCATCAGCAACTCTTGCTATCCAGTCTTATTCAGGATCCCTTTATGGGGCGGCATCACTCAATGAAAGAGTGAAAGAAGCAATGGAAAAAATTGTTGAAATGGATGATATCAGTAAGTGCCAGCTTAACAGCGACTACAACTATACGGATACAACAAGGAAGAAATATCGGTATCAGGCTGTATATGATATGGTTCATTTCTGATGAAGGAGGATAAAAATGTCAGATGCTAAAAATGTAAGTACAGGTAAGCCGAAAGTAGGCGGCGCGATTTTTAGAGCACCGCTCGGAACAACATTGCCAACAGATGCAACCACAGCATTAAATGCAGCATTTAAGTCACTTGGATATTGCTCGGAGGATGGACTCACTAATTCTAATAGTCCGGAAACTGACAACAAAAATGCTTGGGGTGGCGACACTGTATTGAATATGCAGACCAGTAAGAAAGATAATTTTAAGTTTACGATGATCGAAGCCTTGAATGTAGAGGTCCTGAAGAGTGTTTACGGAGATGATAATGTTACCGGAACACTTGAGGAAGGGATTACGGTAAAAGTAAATGCAGATGAAGCGGAACAGAATGCGTGGGCTGTGGATATGATTCTGAAAGACGCAGTGAAGCGTATCGTTATTCCGTGTGCAAGCATTACGGAAGTCGGAGACATTGTATATAAGGACGATGATGCGATTGGATACGAGACAACGTTATCGGCAGTACCGGATGCGGATGGACAGACACATTACGAATATATTAAGGGGAATAAGAAATAATGAAGGGAAAAACAAGCAGTGGTTTTGAGTATGAGTTAGATGAAGCGGCGTTGGATGATTATGAACTTCTGGAAGATCTGTGTGAAATGGATGCAGGAAATGTGGCGAAAATGAGTAGCATGCTGAATCGTCTGATTGGTACAGAACAGAAGGAGCGCTTAAAAGAACATTTGCGGACAGAAAATGGAAGGGTTCCAATGTCGAAAATGATGATCGAAATAGAGGAAATTTTCAAAAATGCAAAAGCAGGAAAAAACTCTTAATCCTCGCTCACATGCTTAATTTTGACAAGGATGCACTTTTGTGCGACCTTGCAGAAACATATCATATTTATGACTATAAGTCGTTACCGTGCAGAATGGTAGCGACTTTTTCTTGTGGGTTGAGGGAAAATTCAAGAATCAAAATGAAAATGGCAGGGATAGATCCTATACCGGAACAAATTCTTATGGCAGCTATTGCGGATGGAACACGTATGACCGCCTGGTTACAATCCGAGGATGGAGCGACTGGGAAAAACCGTCCGAAGTCATTGCTTGGAATGATCATAGGTGATGGAACGGAAAAATCCAAAGAAATTCAGACGTTTGATTCTGGAGAAGATTTTGACAGAGAATGGGCGAGATTGACGGGAAAGGAGGGATAAGATGGCTACGGAACTTGCAAAAGCGTATGTGCAGATCATACCATCGGCGGTAGGAATTCAGGGAAGAATTCAAAAAGAAATAGAGCCGGAAGCAGACTCAGCCGGAAGTTCTTTTGGTGGGAAAATGGTTGGCATGATCAAAAAGGTTATTGCCGCAGCAGCAATCGGGAAAGCTCTGTCGGCGAGCATCAGTGAAGGTGCAGCACTCGAACAAAGTCTTGGTGGAATCGAAACATTATTTAAAGATTCTGCCGATAAAGTGAAAGCAAATGCGGCAAAAGCCTACCAGACAGCAGGAATGAGTGCAAATGACTACATGGAACTAACTACAAGCTTTTCAGCGAGCCTTCTTAGTTCCCTTGCTGGCGACACCTCCAAAGCTGCAGATGTGGCAGATATGGCAATGGTAGATATGTCTGATAATGCGAATAAGATGGGAACCAATATGGAAGACATCAAAAATGCATATCAGGGATTCGCCAAACAGAACTATACAATGCTGGACAACCTGAAGCTTGGATATGGTGGTACGAAGTCGGAGATGGAGCGTCTTTTGGCAGATGCACAGAAAATCAGTGGCGTGGAATACAATATTGATAATCTATCAGATGTCTACAGTGCAATTCACGTGATCCAGGGACAGTTGGATATTACCGGAACGACAGCAAAAGAAGCGGCAACGACTATATCTGGATCGTTCAACCAGATGAAAGCAGCGGCTAAAAATGTAATGGGAGAAATTGCTCTGGGAATGGATGTAGGACCGGCACTTAATGAACTGGCGAATACGATCATAACCTTTGCAGTTGGAAATCTGCTTCCGGCAGTATGGAATGTTATATCTGCACTTCCATCAGCAATCGTTACATTTGTAACGG